ATCGTCATCGCCAGAAGAAACAACCGAGGCAGCGCCAGAAGCCGCGCCCGAAGCCGCGCAACCTACCGCACCAAAAACGAGGCAGCAGAAAATCAAAGCAGCAGCACAGAAAGTAGTGGCGAAGATCGCCCCGTCGCAGCGCTACTCAGCAGCAGCGCAGACAACGATGCTTGTAGCGATGGGGATGATCGCGCCAAAGATTAAGACAGGTAATGCGCTGGTGGATGTGGTGATCATGCCAACTACATCAATGCGAGACGACCGCAGTCTGGTTAACCCAATGCAAAATTACACGCTATTCGGTAGCTCAAACGGGGCGATGGATGCGCTCGTGCAACTCGACTGGAAACGCTGATGGCTGAAGTTGAATTTGCAGGCGTAAAATTTAAAGGCGGCAGGATGATTGCCGTCGTCATGGCATTGTCTACGCTTGTCGGCGGCCTTTATGGCGCATTTGAGGTGTATAAAGACTACGAGTCGATGAAGAAAAAGATTGCTAGTTATTCTGCCCCTGACTTGTCAGGCATACGGCAAGAATTAGCAGTGCAGAACGAGACCGTCGATGCTGTCCGAAAAGAGATGTCGTCTGTCCGTTTGCGGGTCGGCGAGATACAACAACTTGCCCGTGACCTTCGAGATGACCAGCGCAGCGATGCCGCAAAAATATACAAATCTATTGGCGGCGTAGACCGCCGCTCTCGCCAAGCAGACGCCGATACCCGCGCTGCAATGCGGCAAGCTGAGAAAACGCTGCGCTCTATCACTTCGAGTGCCAGCGAAAGGTTCGATGCAAAGATTTCCAGCGTAGACCAAAAGCTCGATGCTCTTGAAGCAACTTTAAATAAGCGGCTTCAACGCGCCCTCGATAACCCACTGTTGAGAAAATAATATGAAAAAAACGCCCAAAAAACTTACTACTAATCAGGAACTAACTCTGAAAAAACATTCGATTCATCACACTGCTCAACATATGGCCCAAATGAGAAGAAGCATGCGAAGCGGCAAAACTTTTAGTGTGGCTCACAGATTAGCTCTCAAGAAGGTTAAAAAATAATATGGCCGACAAAGTAGACAACATCCCAGACAAACAAGCCTATCAGATTAATCGACGACTTATGTGTTGGGCTGCGCTCGCGCTGATGAGTTGTATGATTGCGGCGATGTTAATTGCGCCGGATCGTTACGAAAAAGTTGCCGGATTTGACATGGCGATCATGAGTCTCGCCGGACTAATCTCCGTCTATTTTGGAGCCACTAGCTTCCAGGCAAAACGATAATGGGCTTATTTACATGATTTCTTTATTAGGCACACTTCTCGGTTTTGGAACGTCAATCGTTCCAGAAGTTCTGGGTTACTTTAAGCAGAAGCAAGCCGACGCACAGCAACTTTCGATGCTGGAAGCCAAGGCTAAGTATGCCAGCCAGCTTTCAACCCTAAAGATTCAAGAGCTAGACGCGCGAGCGGAGATTGAAGAGACAAAAGGACTATACGCCCATGATGCCGGAATTGACGCTGGAGGATTTGTCAACGGTCTTCGGGGTTCTGTGCGCCCTGTCATTACTTACGCCTTCTTTGGTCTCTTCGCGACCATCAAAGGCGTCACGCTTTACAGCATGGTAAATACGCATGGCATGGATTTATCGGCGGGAATGTTGGCGATCTGGGATAATGAAACACAAGCAATTTTTTCCGCCATTATAGCTTTCTGGTTTGGCAATCGCGCCATGAGCAAGGCGAGGGCGAGGATTGCAAAATGAGCGACCTTATAAATGAGATCGCGGACACTCTTAAAATAGATGAGGGTTTTTCCAAGCATTGTTATACCTGCACGGAAGGCAAGCACACGATAGGCTTTGGAAGAAACATTGACGCAGATGGCGGTCTTGGCATAAGCGAAGAGGAAGCTGAATTTCTTCTTCACAACGATATCAAACGCACAATTAAAGAGTGTAAAAATTGGGACTGGTTTGATCGCCAGCCAGATCGCGTTAAGCGTGTGCTGGTCGAGCTGGTCTATAATATCGGGTATCCATCGGCCTCAAATTTTAATTTGATGTTATCAGCTCTGGCTCGAGATGACCTAGCCACCGCTTCTTCAGAGCTTCTGGACTCTAAGTATGCACGCCAAGTGCCATTCCGGGCGCAAAGATTATCTGACAGATTGCGAGGTTAATTTGGCAGCAAAAGGTCTCACCGAAGACGAACTTCAGGACGTATTGGACTTAGTCGAAAAACACGGAAATGTTACCGAAGCATCGAGACACACCAATTTAAAACGCTCGACATTTGACTCTCGTTATCAGAGAGCACGCGACGTATTGGGTGAAAAAAATGCAAGTCAATTACAAGACGTAGCTCTACCCGAATTTCCCGATGACGACATTAGTACGGAGGAGATTATCTCTCACCTTAAAAAACGGTGGGACAAAAAACACGAAAACGAAAAGGCTAAACGCTGGTTTAAAATCAAGATCAAGTCAGACGATCCATTTGGTTTGTGCGTGGTTGGTGATCCGCACTTAGGCACTCATACAAATTGGGCGTTGCTTGAGAGGGACGTCGAGATAATGTCTAAAACGCCTGGGCTTGGCTGTCTAAACATCGGAGACACAACTAATAATTGGGGTGGTCGTTTAACGGCTTTGTATGCGGAAGAAGACATCAGCCGAAAAACCGAAAGACAGCTTGCGAGATGGTTCCTGCAAGAGGCGAATATCCCTTGGCTCTGTTGGCTGCACGGCAACCACGATACAATGCACAGCGAATTTTCAACCTATTTGCTGGCTATCAACGTCAAAAAAATACCGATGGTAGATTGGGCGGCAAAATTTGAATTAGTATTTCCCAGTGGAACTATCCGTATTGATGCAGCGCATAATCACAAAGGGACGAGCATCTACAATAAACTACAAGGCCAGAAACGAGCATCTTTGTGGAATGAGGAAGCTGACATCTATGTCGCTGGACATCATCATACCTGGGCCTTGGCGCAGGAGGAAACAGACTCGGGAAAAGTCATCAATCTAGCCAGAGCGCGAGGCTATAAATTTCACGATGAATTTGCCCACCGCCATCAATTTCACGAAGAGCAATTTGGCTCCTCGATCATCTTTATCATAGACCCCACTGCCCCACCCAACTGCCGGGTCAAGCCATTCGCTGATCTCTCCGAAGGCGCGGAATTTCTTACCTGGAAACGCTCAAAACGATAGCCGGTCGCAGATTTCAGTCGCAGATTTCAGGGAGGCGAAGTTGCATACGAATCTCTGACAGTGTATATCATTATGCGAGACTATATGACTGTTAGTTGCCTGTGAGCCTTATAAGGTCTGGGATTGAGCGAGGTTAAGCGTTATTTAGGGTTTCTCTAAGATGGCCTAAATCAGGCTGTTAACCACCTTGTCGCTGGTTCGAGTCCGGCCCGGGGAGCCAATCTTTTCAATCACTTAGGGGGTTTTCCTCTAGGTGATTGGAGGCGACAATCGCAGATTTAGCGCATACGTCTGCGACGAGTTGGTAGGTGAACCTACCATGTCGCTATTGCATTAAATGTAACTATCAGTTATTTATAGTCTCAATACTGCTTTTTGAATTAGTCAAAAGGCTTTTATAGAAACTTTAAATAATGGAGAAGTTAGTATGCAAGTCACACCAAAATATCGTAAGAAAAGTCAGCGGTGGGTTGTCGATACCAGAGCTAAAGCAATTAAAAAATTAGGTGGCGAAAAAGGAGAAGAGAGAAAGTTTAAAACTTTTGAGGAAGCAGATCAGCACGCTAATGAAGTCAATGCCGCGCAAAGTAACGGTGGTGTGATCACCAGCGGCCAATCTCAGACCATCGACAATGCTGTCATCGCGTTGCATCAGCGATGCGATCAACGAGTTAAGGATGGTAAAATTACGTGGAAGCATGGTGAAAATTTAAAAACTCACTGCGCGTTTTTTTCCAACCTACAATTTAACGGGGGTCGCTTCGGCGATGTACGTTGTGCGGATATCAGCACTTTGGATATTGAAGACCTCTTGATTCCACAAGTTATTGGCCGTCCAAAAACGATTCAAGAAAAGCTCGCATCACTCAAACAACTTTTTGATCTTGCTCATCGGAAGGGTTGGTGCAGTCACACTAATCCCGCCCGTCAGGTAAAACTCGAACAATCACGGTATGGCAAAAATGCTCCGACTAAAAAACTTACTCGTTTTTGTGTTAGCGAAATTCGAGACTTGATTGAGGCGGCGCTGGCTGACGAAAAGATTGCTCGTGGCACTAACATAATCTGGTGCGATGGTTTGGCGCTGGCATTTGCCGCACAGACTGGTCTGCGTTTTGGTGAGCAAGCAGCGCTCCATTGGGACGCCGTTGATCTTGAAAACGGTCGAGTGAAAGTTGAGAGGGTTGTCAGGAAGATAGCTCCAAAGGTTTATAAAATTCAACCTGCCCCAAAAACTGATGCTGCTTACCGGACAGTTTTCCTGACGCCGCAACTGGTGACGCAATTGCGGGAATGGAAGCTCCGCTCCCCTTACAATGATCTTGTTTTTCCAACACGGGCTGGAACCTTTCACTGCCAATCCGCCAACTGGTATAATCGGGTGCTGCACCCCGCTTGCGACGAGGTTGGTATTGATCGCATACGTTGGCACGATCTTAGACATTTCTTTGCAAGCATCTGTCTTGAGCTATTTGGCGAAGATCTCAACAGAGTTTGCATACTTATGGGCCACCAATCGATTAAGACGACCCGCGACCTCTACGGCCACTGGATCGATGACCCAGAGCGAGATGCCATTGACGCTGAAGAGTTTGGAAATAAACTCTGGGCATAACGCATAAACGGGGGCCGTAGCCCCCGTTATTTTTGTGCGTTCATTTCGTTGACCGTCTTCAGAATTTCAGTAGCCATGCGCGTAAGCTGTTCGGCTGTGCGCTCGACGATGATCAACTCATCTTCGATTAGCAGATGAAGTTTGCCTACCGTAGTCCAGACTAACGGTTGGGGATCAATCGATAATATTTTTTATTTCCTTACTCTTGATAAAAAACTGATGTTTCTTAACCGTCTTATAAACAGGTGTGAGGTCGCCATGCTCAACCATGTCATAAATACGCGCTAAATCACGGCGTGTTGGCTCTGATTTTTGATCATCACAAAACAAAACTTGAGCCGCCTCTTTCGTCGTTAATAGCTCACGCATCGAACCCGCCGCCGCCTGCCGTGTCTTCAGTGACCTTTTGAATTTCCAGCGAGATGTTGCCGGTGTCCTCATATTGCCAGCCGCTGAAAGAATAGCGCCCCGGCTCAAGAGCAACGTCGAACATCACTTTGCTGTTACCGAAGTCCGGTGATTTCGGATTCGACTTTTCTTTTTCCTTGAACAAGTTGAATTTTTTAATCTTCTCGTAAGTCATTGGCATTTCAGATTCCTTTGTTTTGAAGTTGCGCTTTTCGTTTTTCGTAAACATCAAGGAGATGGGTAAACAGCCCCTCGTTTTCGACCTTTAATTTCTTGGTGAGTGTCTCAATATTCGTTGATGACCAAAGGCTGATAGCAGTCAATTTCTTTTCTGTTTCTAAAAAGCTGATTTGATCATCTACCCATTTATCCCAGTCATTTTTCTCGTCAGATTTGTCGAATGGAATATCATCGGCCTTCTGCGGAACAGGTGCCGGGTGACGTGTTACTTTTGTTTTTGGTAACTCTTTTGCGGGTGTAGCGCGTTGGCCGTCATCGTCCTCCTCACCGACGATGCCGAGCATACTGCATAGGCCGTACCGTCTGGCATATGTAATTGCGCTGCCCATCTTTT